CTGAGCTTATTCCTACTGAAAAAGGCTTAGATGCTGTCATTGAAGTAATAGATAAGAAAGTTTTAAAGAAAATTAAAGACGGATTAATCACTAATGTTTCTAGTTCTGTTATTGAAAATTATGTAACAAAAGACAAGGGTGATAAGGTTGGGCCAGTTTTAGGCCACGTTGCTTTAGTTGCAGAACCTTATATTAAGGGTCTTGCTAAGTTTATGCCTGTTAGTCTTTCAGATAACTATGATGTTATTGAATTAGATGATGAGCCACTAACTCCTAAAAAGGCTATTAAAATTATTACTGATGTTAAGGAAGAGAAAAAAGATAAGGAAGATAAAGTTGAAAAGAAAAAAGAAGATGTGAAAGAAGAGGATAAAAAAGAAGAAGAGGTGAAAGACGATGTTAAAGAAGAAAAAGAAGATGTAAAAAAGGAGAAAAAAGAAGACAAGGAAGAGAAAGAAGACGAAAAAAAAGAAGATAAAAATGATAAGCAAGAAGCTAAGGAAGAAAAGTCTTCTGAAGAGGAATCTAAAGAGAAGTCGGAGAACTCCGATGAGTCAAAGGATAAGTCTGACGAAGAAAAAGAATCTAAAGCTGATCTTAGTGAACGAGAGCGCAAAGTTGAGCTTTCTGAAGCTGAGAAGACTTATGGTGAACTTTTAGAGCAAGGTAAAATTGTACCAGCCCAGAAGGAAACTTTTATCACTTTATATACGGCAAAAGGAACTGCTGTAAATTTATCTGATGAGGACATTAACTTTAAAGATCAATTTATGTCATTTTTAAAAGACATGCCGAAAGCAATTGACTTTGAAGAAAAGACCATTAAAGAAAAAGATGATGATCCTAAAAAGGATTTATCTGAAGATGGAAAACATATTATTGAGCACCTCGATTTATCTGACGATGACGCTAAAGAGGCCGCAAAGAATATGAAGTCAGTTCAATCTAAATAATTAATAAAGTAAAGTTATGAGTGCATTAAGCGCAGATAGAGAAGTAAAGCGAAAAGATGGTGAATACCAGCTTTATGAATTATATCAAGCAGTCACTATTTATAAGGGTGCTATGGTATGTGTTCGTGAATCTGATGGTTACTTAGTACCATTGAGCGATTCTGCTGGCCTAGCATTTGTTGGAACAGCTTTAGAAGCTGTTGACAATAGTGCTGGCGTAAGCGGAGAATTAGAAGTAAGAGTAGAGAAAAAGGGTAATTTCCAATATGTTAAAGCTTCTGCTGTTCAAGCAGATGTTGGTGATCTTGCTTATGGTCTTGATGACCAAACAGTAGCAACGACTTCAACTAATAGTATTGAAGTTGGTTATATCCAGGCAATTATCGATTCTAGTACTGTTTACGTACGAGTTGATAGAGCTGTACAATAGTATAGTAGTTAATTAATTAAATAATTTAAGTTTATGATAGTAAAATCCGATACTCCTCAACTGCTATTAGCTGGGTTGCAACCTATTTTTCAAAAGGCATATGATGCCGGTGAAATAATGCATAGTAAAATTGCAACGACTGTTAATAGTAAGAAGGACACCGAAAGTTATGCTTGGCTAGGAGCTGTTACTGGAATGAAAGAGTGGACAGACGAAAGACAAGATAGCGACGTATTAGAACATGATTTCTCAATTAAAAATCGTTCTTGGGAAGGTTCAATTGCTGTTGACAGAGACGCTGTTGAAGATGACCAATATGGTCAAATTAATGTTCGTGTTAGAGACTTAGGAACTCGCGCTAAGCAGTTTCCTGATGAATTACTTTTTGAATTACTTTCACAAGGTAACTTAATAACTGGTACTTCTGCTAACTTTGTTGGTAAAAATATTGCTTGTTATGATTCTTTAGCTTTTTTCGCAGCTAATCATACAGTAGGAAGCACTACTCAATCTAATGTCGGCTCAACCGCATTAGGAGTGACTTCATTGAGAGCTGGTATTACAGCAATGAGACGTTTCCAAGATGATAAGAACAAACCACTACCAAGTAAACCAGATTTATTGGTAGTTCCAGCAGACTTAGAATGGGAAGCTCGTGAGTTATTAAATTCAGCTTATTTCCCATCAGAAGGAACAACTACTGCTAAATTAGCAACTAACGTATTAAAGGGTGTTGTTGATTTACAAGTATCTAATTGGTTAAGTGATACCAATGATTGGTTCTTACTTGACACTAAGACAACTGTAAAACCGTTACTTTATCAGTTACGTCGTAAACCAGAGTTTGTCTCTATGACAACTGGCGCTGACGCTTTCATGAGAAAGAAATGGTGGTACGGAGTAGATGCTCGTTACAATATGGGCTTCGGTGAATGGAGAAATGCTTATGGTGCTTTCGTAGCATAGGATCTAAATTATATTTAGCTTTGAGTGTGTATGCTAGACCAGCGCACTCAAGGTCTAACAGCTAAATAAATTAATAAATAAAACTATGACAGGAAAATTATATCAAAACTTTACGAAAAGTGGCACATTAAATCAAAAAAATGCTAGAATTTCATCAATTATTTTTATAAATGCCGGAATTGGACATCAACAACAATATTCTGCTTATATCGGTACAGATAATAATGGGATAGTCCTTGCTAGGAAAGGAATTGACAACCAAAGAAGTGGGCATATTGATCTTAAAGGTATTTTAGTTAAGAGTTTATACATTGAATTGCCTGCAGGAGCTGCAAGAACAGTAGTTATTTATGAATAAAATATCCGTTATAATTCCAGCACATGATTACGGACATTTTTTAGAAGAATGTATAAGGTCAGTTTTAAATCAAACTAAAAAACCAGATGAAATAATAGTTGTAAATGATAGCTCATTAGATAACACACAAGACATAATCACTAATCTTCAAGAGAATAGTAAAGTTCCAATTAAATATTATGAGGTGGCATTTAAACACTCTAATAAGACAAGGAACTTCGGTTATAAAGAGTCAATCGGCGACCATGTTCTGTTTCTAGACGCTGATAATTACTTAGAACCTCGCTATTTAGAACTTACTAGTAAAGCATTAGATGAAGAAGGTATTTCATTTGTTTATACAAATTGGTACTGGGTAGATATTGATTCAGAGAGAGTAGGGCAGCCCGCGGCTTCAGTACCATTTAGCTATGACGAGCTGAAAGGTAGAAATTATATTGATATGTGTACTCTTATTAAAAGAGAAACATTTGATAAATATATGTTTGATGAAGAGCAAAATGGTTATGATGATTGGGATTTATGGCTTACATTTGCAGAGAATGGACATATTGGAAAGCATTTACCGCTAGTATTATTCAATTATCGTAGGCATAATAACAGTAAATCATATAAGATAGTTCATTTTAATAGGGAGGAGATAGTAAATAGAATACATAGTAAACATAACTTATAAATAAAAAAGACATTTATGAAATGCGACATTATAATCCCAGTATGGAATCAACTGGAATACACAAAAAAGTTAGTAGATTCTATTTTTCAAAACACTACCTTTAAAGACTATAAATTTATTTTTATAGATAATGGCTCTCAAGACGGGACATTAGAATATTTGAAGACGCTAAAGAATACAACGATCGTTAAAAATTCAGAAAATATTGGTGTAGCTCCGGCCTGGAATCAAGGACTATCTCTTAGTAAGGCGACTTATAAAGTAATAATGAATAATGATGTAGTTGTTTCTCCTGGTTGGTTAAGTAATATGATTTACACAATGGAAAGTAAGAATATAAAAATTGCTTGTCCTCATTATACAGAAGGAGAATTATCACCAGCTTTCCCTAAAAATTATACACCGGTTGATAATGTAAAAAAACTAGACAGATTATATGGATTTTGCTTTTGCGTTCATAAAGACGCAGTTAGCGCGATTGGTGAATTTGATGAAAAATTTAAAATGTGTTGGTACGAAGATAAGGATTATGATGCTAGAGCCAGACATTTAAACTTAGATCCACATTTAATTAGTGGAAGTTATATTCATCATTTTGGAAGTAAAACATTACAACATCTTGTAAGCAAAGATCAACACATAGAGAGTAATCGTCTTTATTATAATGATAAATATAATAAATTAAAAGCTAATATTCATACTGAAGCAGATTTTAATGGAGCAGATAAAGCATTTAAAGTTAGTTCACCTTCTAATTTTCCACCACCACCGCCTGAATCAGAAGTACCACACGGAAGCTTTAGAATGTACCAAGAAATTCCGAAATGGGCTTTGAATAATCCGGCATTTTATATAGAAGAATTAAAGGTTGAAATAGAACAAAAAGAAGAACATAAGCAAGACGTTTCTAATTTAAAGCACATCCAACACATTAAAGATAACGCAGAAATTATTGAAACAGAAGCAGTAGTTATTCTATCACCAATTAGAAAAAAACAAGATCCAAAGAAAAAAAGCAAGAAGAAAACTGAAGATAATGAGGTAAAAGAATTTGAATTTGAATGTGAATGGTGTGGTCGTTCATTTAAAAGCACAAGAGGTTTAAAAATTCATAAAAGACTATGCAAAAAGCGACCAGCGTCCTTATAGGGATTCCTCATCTTGGTACAGTAGATTTTGATTTCGCCTTCAGTTTACGCAATTTACAAGCCCCTGAGGGTTCAAATATGGCGATATTTGGCCAAAAAAGAACAATTGTACACCAAGCAAGGAATATCATAGTAAAAGCCCTGTTAGAATCAAATTATGAATGGCTATTATTCCTTGATAGCGATCAAGTATTTGAGCCAGGCTTATTAAATAAATTGCTAGCTACTGGAAAAGATTTTGTGGGAACACAGATATTTAAAAGAGTTCCACCTTATGCGCCATGCATAGGGAAGGTAGATAAAAAAGGAGATTTAATAAGTATAATGGCTAATGAATTAATGGAAGTTGATAGTATCGGTATGGGCGCGACTTTAATTCATCGAAGAGTATTTGAAAAGATTAATAAACCACAATTTGAATTTATAGGTGAAAAAGGTGAAGATATTGTCTTTTGTGAGAAAGTTAAAAAAGCAGGTTTAAAAATATGGTGCGATCCAAACGTGGAAATAAGCCATATTGGAGAACCACCAAAGATAGGTAAACAACATTTCTATGATTACATTAATAATTCCAAACGATCACGAACTCCTAGCGAGGGAGGAAAAAACTAAATTTTCTAGTGACATAAGTACTGGCGTTGCTGTATTACCAGCGGATAATGGCCTAGGTTTTACGGTTAATAATTTTGTTGTTACTGGAAAAGAAGGTAAAGAGACAACTGAATTATTAAAAATTGTTACTCCGGCTACTGCGCAAATTACAGTTGCAACAAGCACTTTATTTGAACATAAAGAAGATGATCCAATTACTGAATTTGCTTACGATCAAGTATCAGTAGAATGGTCAGCTACTAAAACTGGAACATTTGCTGCCTTGACTTCTAGCCCGTATAATGTTGAGGTAGATAATCCAATCGGCACAATAGTTGAAGACGACAATCCTAACGCTCATACAAGGTGGTATAGGTATAGGTTTTATAATTCAGCTAGAACTTTATATAGTGCTTATACAGATTTACCTATTAAAGGAAATGAAACAGAGTTTTATACATCTTGTTGGCGCGTGAGACGAGAGTCTGGCTTTACTGAAAACCAATTTATACCAAGAGAAATGGTGGAAAGCTACCGCGAAGAAGCACATAATGAGGTTGACGGAGTATTGAAAAATTACTATATTATTCCATTAGTTCCAGTCCCGGCCATTATTAGACATGCTGAAACTTTACTAGCGTCTGGCACATTGCTTGCAAAAGAATATGGAATGGAAGCAGATGTTGAATTAGGTAAAAGCGGACAGAGAAAAATTGATAGAGCCAATAAGATATTGGAGCAGATAATGAATAACGAGCTTGTTCTTGTTGATAGTGATGGCAATCCTTTACCTAAAGTTACTACTAATCAGATGAGTTATAGTAATGTTTATAGTGCTAGTGGATCTAAAGATAAAGGTGAAATGTTTAATCTTGGTGATGAGAATTTTACGATGAAAGACCCAGACGAACCGCAAAGTTGATATGTCTAGATCATTTTCAATTCAAGTAAAAGGAATAGATAAGTTAAATAAAAAGCTTGCTAGTATTGAAGATTTTGTGGAAAGTCCGGCAACAATGCTTAGAGAAATTGGTGAATCAACAAAGGAAACTGCTGAAAAGAATTTTGCTAAAAAGGGTGCTGAATATGGTAGCACTTGGGCAGCTTTAAAAGCTAGTACAATCGCTCAAAAACGAGCAAGAGGTATGTCAAAACCATCCTATCCATTATGGGGAACTGGTAAAATGAAGAGTAGTTTTAAATCTATACCTAAGCACTCAAGCGTAACAGTAAAAAATCCAACACCATATGCGGTTTTTCACCAAGGAGGTACAAAAAGCATACCACAAAGAAAGATATTAGATATACAAGCGCCACAAGTGATTAAAATAACTAAGATTATACAAAAGCATTTAGAAAAAGTATTAAAAAAGAGAATGTAATATGATATACAATTGCGAAATAATTAGAGACATGTTAAAAGCTGCTTTAGGTAATAAGGTTAAAAGCTATTGGATTGGTGAGCCTAAAAGTTTTGCAGAGTCTAGTTTACCTATAATTACAGTTAGCCCTGGCGTAGAATCTATAACTATTGCTGATAATCAACGAGATAATAGAACTTCAACGATAGAAATAGGCTTGCATGTAAGCGTTAAACAGAATTTAGATGGTAATTCAGGTGAAATGGTAGGTATTAGAGAAGCCTCTGACATTATGGGCGGTGAAAATGATAGTGAAAACTTGAAAACTAATACTGTTCTTTATCAAATTAGGCATAATCTAAACTTAGAAGGATATAGTAATAGGTATATTGAAAATGAAATAGCAATTGATTATTCTCGTGATTCAAGAACAGAAGGACAAGATGCAATTAAATCAATAGTGATGACAATTCCAATATTTAGAATAGCTAATAGATAAAAATGATTAATTATAGATGTAAAAAATGTAGCCACTTGCAATATAAATATGGCATTAGTGTTAAACATCAAGTTGTCTGGATTCAAATAAAATGTTATAGCTGTAATCAATTAGATAATTTAATTATAAAGTTAGATAAAGATGATTATAAATTAATTAATAAAAAAGATGTTGATTTTAAATAAACACCATAAAAGATTAAACTTTCTTTTAGGCGATAAAACTTTCAATATTGAGCCTAGAGAAATAAAAGAAGTTCCAGATGATATTGTTGATAAGATATTAACTAACAAACATATATATAAGGTTCAAGCGAAACCAATTAAAATAACTAAAAAATAAAACTATGAGTGTAAATGTAGGAAGACAAGGGTATATAGGAGTCGGCTTAGAAGCAACTGCTACTCCTGGCACAGCAACAACGCCGGATAAATATATTCCTTTTCTATCAAATTCAATTAGAGGACATCACGAACCTTTGTTTGACGAACAAGCAAAAGGTCAAAGAGATAAAACTTGGGGATCAGTAGGTGGAAAACAATGGGGCGAAGGCGATCTAGAATGTATTTTAGACGTTGAAAATTCACCTTATATCTGGATTCCAGCTTTAGGAACATTAAGTTCAACAACTGCTGCTGGTGAAGCTGCTGTTTATGAGCATACAATTACAAGAAAAACCGGTAATAATCCTCAAACTGCAACTTTAATTAATAACAGAGTAGCTGATACTGAACGATTTGCTTATGGTACTTGTTCAACATTAGACTTAAGTGTGTCTGACGGATTAGCAACTATTAGTTCTCATTGGATGAGTCAATTTCCAGACAGTAGTACTATCGTAAATACTCAAACAGAAGAAAGAATATTTAGCTTTAAAGATTATTCTATTCAATTCGGAACAAACTTAACTACTGCTGCATTGGCTACTGCAACTCCTATTTCAAGTCTTGCATTAAGTATTAATAATAATTCTGAAATGCAATTTATGAGTGGAGATGCAAGTCCAGCTTCAATTTCTCATGCTTCATTTGAGGTAAATGGTAATTTTGCTGTATTCTTTGAAGACGAAGTTTATAAAGATCAATATTATGATCTAACTAAAAGAGCTGCGATTATTACTTTTACAGGTGATGCTATCGGAGTTGCTGAATTTGAAGAAATTAAAATTAATCTTCCAGTAATTACTCTTGAAGATAACCCAGTAGAGACTGGTATTGATGGATTTTATGCAGAAAACCCAACATTTAGAGCTGAATATGGATCAACTGATTCTTATACAGCGCAAGTTATAATCACAAACGAAACTGCGACTTACTTATAAATCTTAAATAAGGAGGTGGGGGATTATATCCCCTGCTTCCTATAAATAAATTAACTATAAAAACTATGTCTGAAGAGCCAAAAGACTCTCCAAAAGAAGAAGTGCAAAAAGGATTACCAATTCTAGTCCCGGTACTCAATATTGATCTTAGAAAGAAGATTAAAAAGAATGTTCCATTTTTAGACAAAGCATGGGTTGAATTTTACGATGATTTAACTGTTGCAGATCAAAAATCATTACAAGATTCTAATTTTAGTAAGTTAAAAAAGAAAGTAGATGAAAGTGATGATGATTTTGATGTAAGAGAAAAAGAAGCTACGTTAAAACAAAGTGATACTGGCCGACAGTTAACACTTAATCTTGTTTCTTCTTGGAATTTTGCAGACGAAAAAGGTAATGTTGCAGAAATAAATTTAGAAATATTTAAAGTTCTTCCATTAAAACTTCAAAGATGGATTTTAAAAACAACTACTGATATTATTAAAGGCCTTAAAGTTGAAGACTTTGATGAAGTAAAAAAAAACTAGTTAAAGACATAATTTCTGGTAATGGTAATAGAATACATACAGAATTAAAATTTTGCGAGAAGTTTAATATATCACCAATTGAATTGCAGTCTATGCCTCGCCGAATGTACGAATTATATCTACTAGCTTGGAGTACTGAAGTAAATAAAGTTAATAGTAAAGAAGAACAGCAGAGCAATAAATTAAAAAATCATGGGCGTAAGTGAGACAGTACAAATACTTTTCACAGCTAAAGACCAAGTCTCTGGCACTCTTTCTGGTATTAGAAAAAATACAAAAGCATTAAGCAAAGATAGTAAAAAGAATTTGCAAGCATTTGGTAATCAACTTGATAAAGTTGGAAGAATCGCAGCGGTAGGATTGGCCGCTGGATTAGCTGTTGCTGCAAAAGCCTCCATAGACTTTGAGAGTAGTTTTGCCGGTGTTCGTAAAACAGTTGAAGCCTCAGAAGAAGAATTTAATACGATGAAGCAACAATTTGTTGATTTGTCAAAAGAGATTCCGGTTACTGTAAATGAGTTTGCAAGGATTGGTGAGTTAGCCGGTCAATTAGGTGTACCAAAAGACGCAATAGTTGAATTTTCAGAAGTGATGGCAAAGATGGCCGTTACTACTAACTTAACATCAGAAGAAGCAGCTACGTCTTTCGCTCGTATTGCCAATATTATGCAGGAGCCAATAGAAAACGTTGACCGTATGGGTTCCACCGTTGTTGATCTTGGTAATAACTTTGCCACTACTGAGGCAGAGGTAGTAACTTTTGCTGAAAGAATAGCTGGCGCTGGTAATATTGCCGGACTTACTACGGCTGATATATTTGGTATTGGTGCAGCCATGTCTTCCGTAGGTGTTCAGGCCGAGGCTGGTGGTACTGCCACCCAGAAAGTTTTGTTAGCAATGAAAAAAGCAACTGTTGAGGGTAATGCAGACATGCAAGTATTTGCTGAAACTGCTGGAATGACTGGAGAAGAATTTAAAACAGCTTTTGAGGAAAATGCAGGCGGTGCCTTTTCTAAATTTGTTTTGGGATTAGGGGATCAGGGCGATGACGCTATGAATACATTGTCTGAATTAGGAATGGAAGACCAACGCTTAATGAGATCATTTCTTTCATTAGCTGGCGCGGGTGATTTATTAGCCGAAGCAATGGTAACCTCAAGCGGTGCCTTTGAAGAAAATACAGCTTTAACCATTGAAGCTGAAAAAAGATTTGAAACCACAGCGTCTCAATTAGCTATTTTGAAGAATAATGTAACAGCAATGGCAATGGAATTTGGTAATCAGCTATTACCTGTAATTAGAGATCACTTAGTTCCGGCAACAAAAAAATTAACTGAATATTTAGAAGATAATCAATGGGTTGTTTATAGCTTGACTGGGGCATTAATAATATTTGTTGCAGCTTGGGCTGCAGTTAAAACAGCAATGGCTATTAAGACTACTGTTCTTGGAATAAGTGCAGCTTTTAAATTATTAAGCGCAACAACTATAACTTTAACTGGAAGTACTACTGGGTTAGCTGGTGCAATGTCTTTATTAGCCGGGCCAGGAGCAATTTTAGCTCTTGTAGCGATCGCTGCTTATTTCGTATATAAAGAATTTAAAGATTTACAAGCAGCAATAGATGATTTAAAAACTTCAAATGAAAATTTACAAGGCGTAAATGATAAATTAAAAGATTCATTAGATGGAGTAACTGATCCTGAAAGAAAAAAAAGATTAGAGGATATAGTTAAAGAAAATGAAGAATGGGGAATAAAAGCAAGAGAAATAGAAGATCGTTATGAAGGAATAGGCGGATTATGGAATGCGATAGCTGATCAATCTAAAAGTTGGGGACAAAAAATAAAAGAAGGTCTTGGCTTGGGTGCTGAAGGAGCTTATGATGTTGGTGCTAATATGGGTGATCAAGTAACAGCAGGAGCTGAAGATGCTCTTGAAGTACATTCTCCTTCTAAAGTATTTGAAGTAATAGGCGAAAATATTGTGCAAGGTCTTGTTAATGGAATGAAAGACGCTGAAGATGATTTTAAAGAAGTATTAGAAGATCAATTAAAATATGCTGAAAAAGCTATTACCGCTTTAGCTTCTTTAGGAGATAAAGTAAAGCCTTTATGGGAATCATTTAAGGAAGCAGCCGACGAAATAAAAAAAACTTACAGAAAATTAAGGGATGATCTTAAATTACAAATAAAAGATTTAACTACTGCCTTTAATAAACAAAATAATGATTTAAAAAAAGGCTGGAAGCAAACTCTTGCTGAGAATGTTTTATTGCACGAAAAAAATATAGAAGAATTAAAACAACAAAGCTCTGAATTAACAGAAGATTATAATAAATCAAACGAAGAAAGATTAACAAATTTAAAAGAAAGCTTAGCAGCAGAAAATGCAGCTTATGCAAAATCCAATGCTGATAGACTTTCTGGATTACAAAGTGGAATTGCTAAAGAAATAGTAGAATCTCAAGGAAGATTATCAGAAGCTGAGCAATTATTAGCAGATGAAAAAGCGAAGGGCGAAGAAATGAATCAGGATACTATTACTGATTTACAAGCCAGAATTGATGAGGAAAATTCATTTTTAGAAAACCATAAGAACGATATTATTGCCTATCAAGAT